CGCAAAAAGTAAATTCTGTTTTAGAAACAATTCATAACAATTCTACAACGGAAGACAATAATAATCTAGGGGATTTTAATCCTCCACCAATGCCTGATTCAGCCGGTGTTAATAAAACGGTTGCAACCGAAGATGGTATGAATATGAGCAACGAAAAAAATGACCAAATGTTTAGAACACTTGGCAGAGCCCCACAGCCAAACTATGATGGTGGAGACAATCTAGACCTAAATGATTATAAATTATATGGAAATAGTAAAACTACAGAAGAATATTATAAGAAGGTATTGCCAGGAGGATATAACAATTATAACAGAAATCCTGTTAATAGGTCTTATTATAATACAATTTCTAGCGAGTCTATGGATAGTAACGGTTCGCCTCCTAGCTCAGACATTTTGCTGCAAAAATTAAATTACATGATTAATTTGCTTGAAGACCAACAAGATGAACGAACTAATAATGTGACAGAAGAAGTGGTATTATACTCTTTTTTAGGAATATTCATCATTTTTGTGGTGGATTCCTTTGCAAGGGTTGGAAAATACATTCGATAATGTTAGAAAAATGGCTACATTCACGCAACCAAATTTATATTTTACTTTTAAAATATAAATAAACTATTTAAACCATTCACGTTATGTATTTGTAACAAAATGACAAAATATATTGTCGCGCATTGCAAACATGAAGGATGTTACGATTTTAAAAGTTTTCAAGACGACTCGTCAAAAACAAGGATTACCTCTATAAAAATAAATCCACCCAAGATTTTTCTTTTTGAAAATAAAGACCAAGCACACTTTTTTTTCAATGAATATATAAATGATGTGGATGCGATTGATATTCGCTGCAAAAAAGGTGAGGATGAAATAGAACATTTAAATTATTGTACATGCGGAATAATCGAAGTGGATGAAAATGACAATCCTACTTTTTTTTATAACAAAACAAATCAAATATTCTTGCTTGAAATAGGGTCTCAAACGTTTTTAACAACACAGAGTTTAAAAAAAGATATAAGCAATATGAATTTGACAAATAAACTAATTAAAAATTGCAAATCATTGGATTTGGAACAGAAAAAGAAATATATAGAATTAGGTAAGGTATGCCAAGAGTGCTTGGAATTTCCGGAAAATAATGACGATTATGACAATGATAGCAATGATGGAGACAAAAGTTAAGTAATAATTAACACTTTTGTACTGGAAAAAGTTCTGTATGCAAAATTATAAAAAAAATAAGCAGTTGGGCTGACAATAAGGGGTTTCGTTTTTATGCACAAGTTGTCTATTATAATATTGTTATGTGAGATATTTTCTATTGCAGAATATCCAAATTTGTTTGCCTCTGCTATTTTCCAAAAACTTATTTTAAACCCTCTAATGAAAATATCATCGCTGTCCTCATGATAATTATTTATGGAAGCAAAACAAGAGAGAACTTCTAAATCCTTGTCGACAAATACGCATGATTTTCTAAAAAAATAAGCACATACAATCTTATTTTGAACAACAATCGTATATATAAAAACATTTTTTGTCTTTAAAAGCTCAACCAAGTTTGTAATTTCACTGTAAATAAGTATGTCAAATTGGTCACTATTGTCTTGAATAAAACTAAATAGCAAGTGAAGATTGTGTGCATTAATTTCAACTAATTTGTACATGGGTAAAAAATCGACGGGTTTTGTCCACGTATTTACAGAAAACCCATAGGTAGAATAGACACATAATGGGACGATTCCCGTAAGTTCATCTTCTCTCTTGAATAAATTTACAGTAATATTTTGGTTAATATGACTTTGATTATAATAATGTGTTTGTATAACTTCGGGAGCAATTCCTTTTTTTCGATAAGACTTGTCTACACATAAATAATCTATGTAATATACATCGAATTTTGCTTCATTATCAGTACCTTTTGATTCATTGTTAATAACTACATGTAGTGGTCGACCTGTCATGACACCGACGATTTTAGGCTCATTGATGGTTGTACCATTTTTCAAATCCGTGAGAAGATTTTCTTCATTGTAGAAAGAAATAAATGATTTTGAACCATGTCCATAAAAATAGGGACTAATGTTTTCAATTTTGGGAGAGAAAATATTGGCTTTATAATTCAAATAATTGGTTTGAATAAACTTTGCAAACTTGTTTATTTTAAAGTCTGATAAATCTGAATATACAACTGTGTCAATATTTTTGAAATTAGTATATTTATTTGGGGTAGGCAGACCATGATTTATTATTCCAGGTGCGGAAATCATATAACTAATATCGTATACGTGAAACACTGGTTGTATCATCCAAAATCCGAATTTTGCTTTTATATAAAGATAAGTAATTGAAACAACAGCCACAATAAATAATGTAATATAAGATAAATATTCAAGCATTGTTATATTATATTATTAGATGTAACGCCTTTAATTTTGTTTTATTAACTTACACTTATACAAAATGTAAAGTAATTATTGTTTGAAATATAAAAATGTGTAAAAATATAAATATTATTTAAAAAATAGCATTATTCGTCTTCTTTTCTTTCAATAAAATAATTCATAATGTCTTTTTTGAACTGTGGAGAAAATGCATCTGTAGGGATTAGTATACCTTGTTTATCATACGTTATATGTTTTTTAGGCGAATATTTGTGTTTCATTAATATTTTCCATCGTTCAGTATATTTACGATTATGTTTTGAACCGTGGTAATAATGTTTTATAGTTCCACTAACATAACCTAACCGCAATTGATTAGCTTTTTCTTGATATTCTAACATACTATTGTTGTAATCACTGCTATAACCAACATTATTCATGGAAGCGCATTTATTAATAAACGATAATGCCATCATATGGTCGCCCGACCCAACAATACCTTTGTCATATAATCCTCCGATATTTTCATACGCTGTTCTTGTTATTGCCCATGCGTATCCAGGGTGCCGATAATCAAAACCCGTTGGCTCAGACTTTTTATTTTTATTAAAACTGTATCCAAAACTATTACAAATGTTCAGGGTTGTATAGTCTTTGTTCATAGCAATACAATAACTAAATAACTGAACTACATCTTTACACCCATTTAATATTTTTAATGTGTCTAAGGCCCAAGAATTATTTTCAAATTCAATATCCGCATCAATCCACGCAAATGCTTTATAATCTAAAGGTAATAAATATTTAACCCCTAAATTCACCATATTTTCTTTATGCCATAAAGGAGTTATTGTCTTTAGTTGTAAATGATTTTTATTATTTTCGTCAGTAACAATAAAAGTTTGTTTTGGGTATATCATTTCAACAATAAATAAATTCACATATTTTTCTTCTTCTTCTATTCGTTTAACAAATTCTTTTAATAGTATATATCGTTTCGCATATAAACAAGGATTTGAAATCACAATAATTACATTTAGTTTTTCTTCAATCGGGTCATTGTTTGCGATTGCCAATTTAATGTCATTTATGGTATATTTGACATTATTAATTTCTACACCATTAATTATTGTCATTAATAATTAGTAATATATAATAATATAATATAATAATATTATTATATTATTATATTATATTATTATATTATTTACTAAACACAATAATTGATGTAAAATACAATTTTTTATGCAGGTTTTACAAATACATATAAATATTGAAATTCATATGCGCATTTAACCAGGTCAATTTTGCTGTGTAGTGTAAATCCACATTGTTGTGCAATTGTTAAAATGACTTGGGTATCATCCATATATAAGGTCTGTTCTTGTCGACGTGTCTTTCCATCATTAAACTTGAACTTTTCGTCAAATGTAGCTATATTGCCGTTTAAATCAAAATTAGAATGATATACAAAATCATTAAAGGTGACCTTTGTTTTGGTAATTCTCTTCTTTGCGTATTTTTGTGGAGATACAATATATAATGGATTACCAGGAGGTAGTATGGGGTCAAAATTTTGTTTGTCAACTAAATGTATTATCAAATATCCGCCGGGCATTAACCATTCCATACAATTATCGAAAAAATAACGTTTATCTTCAAAGTAATAAATGGTAAAATATAAACAAAGAATATGCGTAAAGCTAGAAGGAGAAAATTGCCCACTGTTCAAAGCATCGCCGACCTGAAATTTATGCGATGGATATTTTTCTATGGCGGCTTTAATCATTGCAGGAGATACATCAATACCAATCACTTGCAGATTTTTTTCATTTAATTTTGCTACATGATGCCCTGTACCACATCCGACGTCTAAAATGATACTTTGACTTGAAGGAGTGGTTGAATTCATAATTTGTCCTATTTCATAATCAGTTTTAACATTATTATATACCAGATGGTCATAAATGTTCGCATAGAAGTCGTCATATATTTCCTTTCCTTTTATAAATGTAAAAGAATCTCGTTGTTCAAAGTTTTCTCTAGTTGCATGCGGTACGTTAACCGATTTAAAAAATACCATTAAAATTAATAATAGAGCGATAAACAACATTATCTTTCCAACACTTGACATTTTGTTATAAACATTAGAAATTGATTTAATTGAGTTATTTATTTTCATCTATATGTATTATTGTTATTTTTTTTGTATATTTTTTTATTATATGTCTGATTCCGAAATTAATGATATTAGAAGTTGTAAAGAATTCAAGGGTATTACATTTTCAAATTTTAAAAAAACAGATGTTCGAACAGAATTGCTAAATAGTTTAATAAAGGCAAAAATTGAACCAGCTTGTTATTGGTGTGCTGAATTAATATGCGCAGGACATTATAGCGATTTATGGGAAATAATTTTATTTTTCTATAGCAAATTCATTCATTTAGGCAATCCTAAAATAGCAATTTATCTTGAATTAAGAATTCATCATTTTAAAAATGTTGTCAACAATGGATACGTAAATAATGAATTGCGATTAAGAAATAACGAAAAAATAAGAAAATTATTTTGCGAAGTTATGTGTATTTTATGCGATGCTAAACGTAGACATAGTTTTGATAGTATAAAAATAGGCAAAGACGACTTTGATATGACTCAAATGACTGATAGATTTAAAGCTCCAAATGTAAAATATTCTGATGATATATTCATGAAAGATGACCCCAAAGAATTATTTGTATCCATTAATGAATTAGCTTACAACGTTTCACACGATGGGAAAAATGCTGTTTCAGCGTGTTATTGGATTGAATGGATTACTGAATTTGAGATTAAATGTAAAGCAAAAAAAGAGAAATGTAGATGCGAACGACGTACAAATATTCCAGTAGACGGTAAATTTCAAATGGATATAATTTGGTTAGTATGGGATGTGCTATTAAAAGAATCCAATAAACGGTCTAAGATACTGCAAAAAACCATTAACGCGTTATTGAGTTTATTTACTCTTAAATATACGTCCGGGTGTCAAAGAAAACGAAAATACATTTTGTATTTTGTGGTTTCACTATTATGTGAAAATATAGTTGTTGACGAGGAAATTATAAGAGAAAAACAAAAAGATATTGTAATTAATGTTTTATCAAAATTAGATATTATTTATAGACAAATAAAGAAGAATGAAATG